GCTGATATCGACGAAGCTTCTGAAGAAGCAGTTGATGAAGCCACTGATGAAACAGTTGAAGAAGCCGAACAAACTGAAGAATCCTCAGGCATATAAAAACAACAAAAATAACAAATTTAGATGAAGCGAGCCAAAAGTGCTCGTTTTATGCTATTATAACTAATTAACATAGCATATTTGTAAATACTATTACGAAAATGCGCCATATCTCATTGAAAAGGAGTCAAAACATGAATGACAAATGGAAATCACTTATTGAACTAGTAGTCAATGAGGAAGAAGATAAGGCTAAAGAACTCTTTCATGAGATCGCTGTTGATGAGTCTCGTAAAATTTACGAAAACTTAATCGATGAAGAAGATCTTGCTGATATCGACGAAGCTTCTGAAGAAGCAGTTGATGAAGCCACTGATGAAACAGTTGAAGAAGCCGAACAAACTGAAGAATCAAAATCAGAAGAAGTTGAAGAAGCATCTGACGAAGCTGTTGAAGAAACAGTAGCAGGTGACCAAACAGCTGATATGATTGATGATATTAAAGCTGATGAAGTTGGAATGACAGCAGAAGAAGACGATGAAGGCGAAGAGCCTGAAGCAGATGCTGATGCTATGTCTGACGAAATGGGCATGGATAGTGACGAAGATAAAATGGACGACGACGATGCGGAACGTATGGAAGACGAACTTATGGATCTTCAAACAGCTATTGATGACTTAAGAAGCGAATTTGAACAAATGACTGGTAAAGAAGACGAAGCACCAGCTGAAGAGCCAGCTATGGAACCTGAAGAAGCAGTAGCTTTTGAAGGCGAAGAAGCAGTTGACGAAGCTGAAGCAGTTGAAGAAGATAAAGCAGAAGAAGTTGTTGAATACACTCAAAAAGCACCTGCTCCTGTAACTTCTGAAGGCGGTGACGGTTCAAGTGGCCCAGTTGCTAAACAACAACCAGGTGGTATTAAGACTGCTAATAAAGAAGAAGCATCTAAACCAGCACCTAAGGCTAGTGTTAGTGACGCAGGTAATAAAAACAAGCCTGGCGCCAAACAAGCTCTTTCACCAGCACCAAAAGCCAAAGCATAATAAGGACATAGGAAATGAGACCTTTATTACAAGAAAATTTAACGTTCGACCAAGCAGGACTAGTAATGGAATCTGCCAACGACGGTAAAGATCTTTACATGAAAGGTATTTGTATACAAGGTGGGGTAAAAAATGCTAACCAACGTGTATATCCTGTGAACGAAATTGCTTCGGCAGTAAAAACATTAAATGACCAAATCTCTACAGGCAATAGTGTGCTTGGAGAAGTTGACCACCCAGAAGGGTTACAAGTTAATCTAGATAGGGTATGCCACATGGTAGAAAATATGTGGATGGATGGTCCAAACGGGTTTGGTAAATTAAAGATTCTCCCTACGCCAATGGGACAACTAGTGAAAACTATGTGTGACAGTGGTGTTAAGTTGGGAGTAAGCAGTCGCGGAAGCGGCAACGTCAATGAAGCTACCGGTGAGGTAAGCGAATTCGAGATAGTCACAATAGATGTTGTGGCACAACCGTCGGCACCAAATGCCTACCCTACGGCAATATACGAAGGACTTTTGAACATGAATCATGGACATAAAGTTTTAGAGATTGCCAAAGAAGCACAGCATGATACTAAGGTGCAGACGTACTTAAAGGATGAAGTACTAAAACTCATCCGTGAATTAAAAGTTAGGAGTTGACCAATATGTTAGAAGTCATCAAACCGTTGCTTGACAGCGATTTAGTAAACGAAGAAACTCGTAAGCAAATTTCTGAAGCTTGGGATAAGAAATTATCTGAAGTTAAAGAAGAAGTTCGTGCCGAGTTAAGAGAAGAGTTTGCTGGTCGTTATGAGCATGATAAAACGACTATGGTTGAGGCTCTCGACAAGATGGTAACAGAAAACTTGGCTCAAGAAATTGAACAAGTAGTAGCTGAGAAGAAGGCATTAGCAGAAGACAGAGTTAAGTACAATGCTACAATGTCAGAAGCGGCTGAGAAATTCAATAGCTTTTTAGTTAAGAAATTAGCTGAAGAGATTAGCGAATTAAGATCAGATCGTAAATCTCAACAAACTACTATGGAAAAACTTGAGAAGTTTGTAATTGAAAACTTAGCATCAGAAATTACTGAGTTCCACAAAGACAAAAAAGACGTCATTGAAACTAAAGTAAAATTAGTATCTGAAGCAAAAGATCAACTTGCTAAACTCAAAGGTAACTTTGTAGAAAAAGCAAGTAAACTTGTTAAAGAATCTGTAACATCAACTTTAAGAGACGAACTAACTCAACTTAAAGAAGATATCAAACAAGCTCGTGAAAATAACTTTGGTCGTAAACTGTTTGAAACATTTGCCGCTGAATATTCAACTAGTTACTTGAACGAAAATCAAGAAATGAAAGAATTGGAAGCTGTAATTGTTGCTAAAGACAAACAGTTAAAAGAAGCAACTGAGAAATTAGACGCTTCTACAACTGAAGTTGACGCTCAAAAGGCAAAGATTGAGCAAATCAACGAGGGTATCAACAGAAAAGAAAAACTCAATGAATTAATGAAGCCACTTGCTAACAAGCAGGCAGAAGTAATGCAAAGTTTACTCGAAA